GGGCTCCTGACTGACGGCCATCGTGTCCGTACTCAGGAACGCGAAGACCTCTCCCGAGACATGGGCGGCGCAGGCCCATTCGGTGCCGCGACGGCCTCGCAACAGATTCGAGATCGTCCAAGTATCATCTTCGTTCTGGACGGCATCCCGGAATTGCATCACCTCATCGCCAATGATGCACATATTCGCACCATTCACGAGTTCGTCGTCGGTACAGGACTCCAACTGGAACCACGAGACGGACGGATAGATATTGATCTTCGTCTTCCAGTCCATCGCGTACACGCCGCACTGCGCATCCGGGACAGCGCCGCCGATGATCGCACCGTATTCAAGGTCCTTCGAGAAGCTATTGAGGATGTCGTAGCTCTGTCCATCCGCAGACGTGAACAAGGTCGCGCCGTTGAAGCCGTCGCGCACCATGTTGCCGACCGCATCGTAATAAATCGAGTACGCACCGTCTCCGGTGGCGTCGATGTCACGAAGATAGGGCGTGTTGAAGACGAACGGTTGCGCAGGTTCCGGCGATTGGACGGTCTGCCCGTGTCCAGTGCCACCATCCCCCACGAGGTTCTGGGTATACGCGCCGCTATCCTGTCCAAAGGTATGGATGTCAGTCGAATAGTCCGCGCCAAACTCGGTCTGCGAGATGCGCTCAAAATAGGAGCGACCATCCTGCATACTGACCGTCACGAGATCGGACGGTTCCAGATACGAATAGGCCAACGGCAGCTTGGTCTCGTGCTTGACGCGCTCCGCCCACGCCACATAGAGCATCTTGTTGACTTGGTTCTTCGCTTGCGTCGGGTCGAACGCGATAGCCGCTTCGACGTTATCCATCTGGTGGGAGAACATCGTCGGGATCGGATTATAGATACGCTTCGAGATCGCAGTATTCTGCTCGAAGTCCTGCTCGATATTCATGTACTTGAGATTGACGGACGCCGGAATGTCCGCCTCGCTCAAGCGCGTTTCCTTCCAGTAGTCAGCCGTATTTTCATCGCCGCCCACATTGCCGAGCACTTTGTAGCTGATCGTCTCGCCGCTGGTGTCTCCGCCGCGCATCAAGCCTACGAGTTGACCATCGCGCTCAAACAGATCGAACAAGAAGATTTGCTGGAGTTCCCCCAGCAGATTCTTGATGTCACTGACCTGCGCGAAACCATAGCCACGCACCGTCTGAGTAAGCCCGGTGACGTTGTATTGTTCCGGAGTCATACCGGCAGTGGTGAGTAGGTCCGTGCAAATCTGATCCAGCGTGACCGCCGTCGCACCGAAGTCGCTGGTTTGGATGATGGCGGAGGAGTGGGTGCCCGCCATCGCCACCAACTTGCCGTTGATGCCATCATAATACTGGAAGCCGCCAAGTCCGGTGGGTTCGTCGAACCCGAAGGGGTAACCGCTCTCGCCGGGGTTGCTGTAGTCGATGTCGGACTGATTGATCCAGTCGTTGTCGGTATAGGCGGCTTCATCCGGAGTTCGGTTCACCATGGAGCCGTCCGAAGTATTCATGATGAACAGACGTGCGACACCGCCGATGCCGCCGATCCATGCCAGATTGCCGCCCACGATGTTGGTGGTGCGATAGCCTTGCCACGGAATGCCGTGGGGGATCGCGCGCTGCCAGAGAATCGTATTGGTATCCAACGAGACTTTCACCGCCCAAGGGGTGGAGGTCTCATAGAACATGATGACCGAATTGGTGGTCGGGTCGAAGATAAGGTTGCGGGGCGTCGCGCTATCCGACCCGTCAGGGTTCGGAATGTCCACAATAATGCCACCGAGTTGCCTACCTACAGACCTCAGACGAATACCAGCGCCGGGGTTGTCGGAGCCGTTGTAGGCAACAACCCAAGTCTCAGTATCCACACCGACAGCGGTGAAGCTATGATAGAGATCACCAACATCGCCCACGTAATCAGCAATCGGTCGGATGTAGGTCTGATTGTCCTGCGTGTAATACTTATTCCTCTTACCAATGTAAGAGTCGATAAAGTACAAATCCTTACCGAAGCCCACTCCAAGCATCCATTCTCCGTCGCTGCTGGGGTATAGGTCGGTCAAATACGGTAGCCACGGCGGAGCCAAGCCGGTCAAGACCCACGGCGCGCTGTGGCTGACCGTCGCTTTGACCTGCAAGGAATTCATATCCACCAACCCGAGACGCATCATGTTATTCGCCCCACCCAGATTGATGAGGATGTCTCCATCCGGATTTACCGCGAAGACTTGCCACATCTTGCCGCCATCCCAGAAGTCTTCGGACCCTAGAATGATTTTGGTTTCGCGGATGTACCGGCCCGTCGCCAAATCCCACTGCACGATGCCATCGTTAGTTTTGTTCGACGTGTAGAAGTACCCGTGCTTGTAATCGACAGTGATGGAGCCGGGGTAGAATTCCGGATAAGGCACCTCGGGGTCGCCATTGTTGAAGTAGATAAACGGAGTGTCGCCGATGGGACCAACGATGATCTCAGCCGCCATTTGCGGAAGCTGGTTTCCGAAATCCGCGAGATCGAAATCTTTGAAGACGGCGTAGACGATGCCTCGATAGGGCGGCGTGATGTCGAGCCCGAGCGCACTCGCGATGGTCGGGTCCGGCATCTGGTCTTCCGTGCCGTTGTAGAACACGAAGTTGTATTTGCCGTTCGACGTATTTTTCGAGGTTCCGGTGGCATCATAAATCAACTTACCGTTCGCCCAGATGCGCCGAAGTTGTTGAGCCGGACCTTTGCAGAACGCCATCGCGAAGTTGGCGCTGTAGGTGTACTGATTGTAGTATTGCCCAATACCGGCTTTCTTCTTGTGCTTATGTTCGATGATTTGGGAGGACCAGATCATGTTGCCGCCGAGGCGCACATCACCCCACACCACGGGAATCGGGTTGCCGTAGGTGGAAGCCGACACGGTGAGGTCCGACATGCGCGGACCCTGCGACGGGAACAGGTACGAGATGACGCCGCCGACAACCGCCGACAGCGCGAAAGAAGCCAAGAAGGAGAAAGGATCGGCCATTAGTCTTCGATACCGGGGAAATCAAACAGAGCGCGGAAGTGCTGCATCAACGCGCCTTCCAAAACTTCTTCGTTGCAGACTCGGTGGTTGGCGGCGCAGTGAATTACCGCCCGACGCTCATATTTGTCGGTGCAGGTGATACCCATATGGACGGGGCGTCCTTTCTGCTGGAACACGATCAACTGCCCATCTTTGAACGGCGGGTGTACTTGCGTGAACATGCGATTACCCGGACCCATGAAGTCGGCGTTGACCGGATAGGTCTCGTACCGCTGCCAATCCTCCGACTTGAGGCCGAAGGCTTTGCGCACCAAGATCACGAGCCCGTAACAATCGAGACCCTTCGGGGTGCGGCCCATACGCTGCCACCTCGACACCCCCACGTATTTGCGGGCTTCATTCACGATGTCTGCGCGCTTCATTATTGGGCCGGTTGGTTGGGCGTTTGCATGTAGGCATCCTGACCGGGCACGTCCGGGAACCCACGGAAGTTGAGGATGTTGGCGAATTTGTCGATGCAAGTGGCGCGGCGCTTGTCGCATCCGGGATGGATGACAAAGCGGTCGCCAACCCCGATCTCATAGAAGGCACGCTGGAGCATCGTCAGCGTTCCACCGGCCCACGTCTTAACCTGCATCGGTCGTCCAGCGTTCTTGCCAGTTTCCCAGACGAGCAACCCGCCGTCGTAGTATTCGTCGCCGTGCGGTAGCGTGGCTTGGAACGTCTGAAAGTCGGTAACGGTGGTGACAGTGGTGACGGTCTTGAAGGACGAGATCGTCTTCCACACGATGCCGTTGTCACTGACGGTCGAGTCCGGCGTATCCGAGAATGCGGGCTCGGTTCCGCCCGAGTTTCCCGCATTCTGCGCCTGAAACATGACGGCGTTCGATAGTTCGGCGCTGTTGAAGTTGCCGGACGGATCGTTGAACTGCATCACGCAGCCCCCGAAGGCCGTGCCGCGAGTGTCCGTGGCGGCTTTCTCCCCGTAGAAATCGACGCGGACTTGTCGCGTGCCGGGCGGGATCAACGTCGTGTCCGTGCCAAGCGTGATCCAACGATTCTGGGCGTATGCCTTGAGACCGGTGTCCCAAAGCGAGCGGACGACATCATCTTCGCCGATTGCCCAGAGCCTCAGTTGCGCTTTTTGATCTCCGGTCATCAGGCCCACCCAGCCTTTGAGAGAGATTCGGCAGGTGCCGGTGTCGATGTCTTCCACCGACAGGCCCGAGGCTAGGAGGTCCACATCTTGATAGATGCCAAGACTACGGCAGACGTTGGTGCCAACGACGTTGATAATAGACGCCATCTGGCCGCCGGTCGGCGGTGCAGGTAGATGGGAGGAAATGCTTCCGACGCAATACCAATCGCCGTTGTCGATGTCACCGTAAGTGATCCATCCGGTGGGCGAGTCAACGACATTATTCTCGCCGTCCGACTCGAAATTGGTGTTCGTGGTTGCTGCATTCACAAACCCACTCGGGATAGCGATGTGGCCGAGGACGGTGTCCCCTTGACGGTAGAGATAGTCCGGTTTCCACCAAGTGGGATTCAAACCGATCTTGCAACGCGCATCACCAAGATCGGCGGCGCACTCGGGCGCGTAGGGCTCGCCAATACGGTAGGTGAGGACTTGACTCAGTCCACGAAGCTCCGCCGTGAAGCTGTTGTCTTCGTTCATCACGATTTCGCCGATCCAGCCCTTGCGCAGGGACATGGTGCCCATCGTCGGGTCCTCGTAGTTCACGAGGAACACTTCGACCTCAGCAAAGTCGAACAGCCCAGAGCCGATCTCCTCGCGCGCGAAGGCGTCAGAGTTCAAGATGCCGTCGATCTCCATCTGATCGACTTCGAGCGTCGAGCTAGTGGAAATCGAGGTCCGGTTGAACGAGTTGAAAGGCTCATAGGTACGCCCGCTCACGACGACCGGTTCGTCGTGATCGGTCAGTCCGAAGGACGCCTGATCGCGCCGGGTGATCGTGATGCAGGTGCAGACGGTGGTGACGCCTTGCTGGATGTGGGCCTTGAAGCCGTCCGTGATTTGCCGCATTACGAGAGCGCTTCGCCCCAATCGCGGACTTCAACGAGCGGGATATTGGGCCACGACGCGGTATTCCAAAAGTCCTGCGTCACGTCGAGGTGATCGGTGTCGAACCGGACGGGGACGTGGAATTGGGCGCTGCCAATCACAATGGCCGCATCTTCGGCGGGCGCGTTGGCAAAAGTCAGAATGCCGGTGTTCGCATTCAGCGTCCATTTTTGACCGGTGTCGGGGTCAGCACTCTGGGTGACCACCACGCCGCCCACGGTGACGCCTGCGAGCGTGTTCCACGCAATCTTGGTGAGCTTGCGGGTGTAGACTTGGACCTCACCGCTTTCAGTCTGAGCGGAACGGTAGGTCTTGACGATCTGGAAGTCCTTGGTGGTGCCGTCTCCGACCTCGATCTGCTGGGCGGCGATGGAATAGTCATTCCAGTCCTTGTAGCGGAAGCCATAGGCGCGGGCGCGGCGGGCATAGAAGAACGCCGTCAGTTCATCCATCTGGGCTTGGTTCTTGATGCCGTGGGAGACATCGTACTCAGCCTTCTGGTTCGACCAATCGACGTTACGCTGCTCATAACCGGAGTCAGCGGTGAAGATCGTGGTCTTGAAGCGGGGACCGCCGCTGCTGCCATAGGAAATCTCGGCAGGGAACAGGATTTCGTGGAACGCGGCCATGGGAATCGTTTTTCACAGCCCGTGACCGTTTTTCACGATTCCGGGCGCTGATGGAGGGTTGGGATGGTGATGTCACGGATAAGCCCGACCGTCAAGAATTACGACATTTGAGTCGTAATTCTTGACATTTAGGTCAAATTCCGCGTGGCCGCGCGCTTGAGGGACCGGTTCTGATCCCGCTTAATCGAGCCGCTGGCCTTGCGGAAAGCGTCGGGGTTCGGGGCGATCACGGTGATGTTGGACGACACATGGACCTGCGAGGGACCGTTGTCGTTCATCTCCACCGGAATCTTGCGGCCACGGGACAGCGGGAT